AATTTTATCAGGTAGATCTAAAACATTTTCCTTTAGTCTCCTTAGTACCAAATTGGAGGTTCTGTCTCTTAGTTCCTCAAGATTGGATGCACCCATAACGTTCCAAACTTTTCTAGCCCCAACTTTGAATTGATATCCCTCACAGTATCGGATAACATACGCCATCCAGTTTTTTGCAACAGGAGAATCCACAAGGTTCAACAGATTATAATAATCTATGGGTCTTGAGGTCATGGGAGTACCGGTTAATAACCAAAGTCTGTCAACTCTTTTAACAAAGTCGTTGATTAGTTTTGTTCTTTGGGCTTGAGGATTTTTGATATAGTGTGCTTCATCAATAACAACCAAATCAAAACCGGCATTAAGAATTTGCGAATCATCTTTCTTTTTAGGGTCATGGAAATTTTTTATAATGTCGTAATTTATAATAACGAAATCATGATCTTTGCTGAAGTTCTTACCTTCTGAAATATAAATTGATTTTTTTGAGTAATTTTCGATTTCTCTCTGCCAATTTATCTTCAAACTTGCGGGACAGATAATCAGGATCTTCTTGGCCTTAGCTTCTAAAGCCGCTATAATGGTAGAGGTGGTTTTGCCAAGACCCATATCATCTGCAAGCACATATCTTTTATTTTCGACCAACTTTTGAATGGCTTCTTTCTGATGAGCAAGCGGTGGTCTATTTGAATATTTTTCATAATCTATTTTTACATCTTTTACTGTGTGGTCTTTTATCACTGCGGCCTTTGGTAACCAAAATTCATGAAGTGATTCAGTTTCAAAAAATTTACCCCATATATGATAAGCTTTCTCTTTCTCGGCTAATAACTTTTCCACCCAAATCTTTTCAGGTATCTGTGTGTATAATTTATCGTTTGCCAGTTTTTGTGCGAAATATGTGTCAAGCATCGCCCATTTCTTCGCAACCTTTGGTGGTTTGTCGTGGTTGTTTATAATATATTCAGATTGACTTCTCGTTGGATAAAATTTCCTGTTAAGTTTAAATTTGCGTTTGAGTTCTTGAATGTAATTGTTGGATCCTTCATAGATCTCTAATAAAGAAAGGGCTTTCGATTCTATTGATATGTCACTCATTTGTTCTCTACCTTATTTTTTTTAATCATGCCCCAATAAAATTCATCTCAACTATAGGACATATTTCTATCACACCCGACATCTTTATACTATCTGAGGCAATCACACCTAAACCATGTATTGGACTATTATTCAAGTATATTTTGGTTGGTGGGTTTATTTTCATATCATTTTTGAAAACAAATATAATTCTTTCCGATGTATTTATCAACAATGGAAAGACAGGTCCCAATTACAAGGTTAGGTAAGTTCTTCGGTGGAGAAGACTACGCACTTGATATCGGTATGGGTGAAGAGTGGTTGGAAGGTGACATGAATTTTACTTTGGTGTTATACAAGGTTGATAAGAAAAAGACAAAGACAGATGACGTATACGGAGAAGCTCTACAAGACGGTATTCAATTCTTACCTCCCGTTGAGTTTAAGGGATATGTTAAGGTTCTTATACCAACAAACACGATGCTGGGTGGGTCAAGAATTACGCAATCTGAACCGGGAAATATTCAGATTTCAGTTTATCAAAAGACCTTGGACGATTTAGAGATCTCTATAGATTTTGGAGACTACATAGGATATTATGAGACTGAAAATAGAGTCAGATATTATAGTGTTGTTGATGATGGAAGGGTTAACTCAGACAATAAACACACTTATGGTGGTTACAAGCCGTTCTACAGAACAATAGTTGCCACTTATGTAAACGATAACGAGTTCAGAGGTTTATGATTTATTTAATTTCAGAATCACAAGAGTCTTTGCTCCGTGACAACATACTTGGTCAAAAAGTTATGGTTTACTATAATTTACACAAACATACGTTCTCGGTTCAAAAAAATGGTATTGTTGTCTTACACGCCGATTACGTTTATTTGTATGACGTTGAGTTTCGTGTGAGAAAAGGTGGTAGGGAGAGAGTAAGAAAAGATAAATCAAAAAACGTTCATGCATTTGTGATTGGGACAATCGAGGATTATTGTGTGCAAAATTGTGAAAATATTCCAAACATGGACCAATCGGAAATTATTTCATATGACCCATACATTAATGATTCTTTTGTAATCAAATCTACACAAGAGCCAATATATCACGCATCAGAAGTTGCTTTGATTAACGCTAAAAATAAAATCCATTTAATAGAACCATAAATGCCGTTTCCCAAACAAGTAAAAAAGAAAATTGATTTAGTACCTCAGAAAGAGCTTTTAGCTCGTAGGGAACAGCTTTTGGATTACATTACAAGAGATGGTACTTTTTTACCCAAGTCTGTTTTACACGCTGATTTGGATAGAGGTATGTTAGATTTTGTGAAGAAAGATCTTGAGACTGTAACATCAGGAAAGGTGGTGCCAGTTGTTGATATTATAATTACAACTCAGAATTGGTCACAGTTTACTGAGACTTGGAACTTTAGTGATTTAGATAAAAACGTCAAGGTTCCTTTCATGACTGTTGTTAGAAATCCAGATGTCAAATACGGATCAAATCCATCACTTATTTACAATATACCGAACAGAAGACAGTATTATTTTGCAACAGTCCCAACGTGGGACGGTCAAAGGAAAGGAATTGACATATACACTATACCTCAACCAGTGCCAGTTGATATAATTTATAGTCTAAAGTTTATGTGTAATAGGATGCGTGAGTTGAACCAACTAAATAAGATTGTAATGCAGAAGTTTGCTTCTCGTCAGGCTTATACTTTTGTAAAAGGACATTTTGTTCCAATCATATTACAGAACGTTTCTAATGAGTCTGTCTTAGAATTAGACAAGAGAAAATATTATATTCAAAATTATGATTTTTTAATGATGGGATTCTTAATAGATGAGGAAGAATTTCAGGTAAAACCAGCAATTTCAAGAACGGTCCAACTTATAGAAACAAGTAATTTCAAAAGAAGAAAGCCAAAAAAGATATATCCAGAGAACGCAACAGAATTTCCTCTGACTTTTAATTTTAGTGTCGGTGAAACAGGATATACTGAGAATTTTAAATACACTGCGAATCTAAATTTTAATAGTAAAATAAACCTTGAAACTTGGGATGTCTACCTGAATGACTATTATTATGGTCAAGATGTTTCCACAATTCAAATCACATCAGGAGATACGGTAAGATTCGAGATAATACCTGAGGACGCATCTGCAGTGTCATCTTTGGAGTATATTGCTAAACTACTCTAATCCTCGCCGTAAAGGTCAGTCTTTTCTTTGCATCTCTCCATTATGAGGTTTTCCAAGAATTTGTAAATTTTCAAACCCCTCTTATCACAGTATCTTCTCAATCTTTCGTGAGACTCTATTGAGATTTTTATATTCTTTATCTCTTTGTTCGATTTAGGGGGTGTTTTCATAGGCAGAAAAAAGGCAGAATTAAATATCCTGATTTACAAATACATATTCAGGAACAAAGATTTTTGTCTTTAATTTAATATTTATGAATAAAATAAATTCAACTAGAACCTTTTAATAATGGCAACAGCACAAAAAGTATTCGTATCACCTGGTGTTTACACCAGAGAGACTGATTTATCATTCATATCTCAGAGTGTGGGAGTAACCACTTTAGGTATCGTTGGTGAAACCTTGACTGGTCCAGCCTTCGAACCAATTTTTATAACAAGTTTCGATCAGTTCCAAGCTCTTTTTGGTCCAACGTCCCCCGAGAAATTTGTTAACACTCAAATACCTAAATATGAAGCGGCTTACATCGCTAAGTCGTATCTTCAACAATCGAACCAATTGTTCGTGACAAGAGTTCTTGGTCTATCAGGATATGATGCGGGACCCTCTTGGTCTTTCACAACAATAGCTAATGTCGATCAATCAACAATTGGAACTTCGGGATCTCCTGTTGACTTCGCTTTCACCTTCTCAGGTAACAGTGGTGGAACAATTACAATAACTCAGCTCGCGTCTACATCGCCGACAGGGTCAACAGTACCAGACATTATCTTCGATACTCTTGATATACCTTACACTCAGAACGACGGTTCTGTCTCTTCTTTGAGAGAGGATATTGAATCTCAAATTATGGGTATTGCTAATGCCTCGGGTGCTACTTCAGGAGATAGTTTGTATGTGTACGGGGCTATTGATACATCTGATTTTGATCCATCTTCATACACTGTAGAAAACGTGTTTGATTGTAGTGATGTGGATAATTCAACCATAGTATACTCAGCAGAGACAAATGATGAGTGGTATTATGCAACATTTGACAAACCAGATCTTACAACAAATAGTTACACAGGGTATTCATTCTTAACCTACTGTTCAAAAGTAACTGGTGGAACTTCAGCAACATATGAAATTTTTTCAGGTGCTATGAGTGGAACTATTTATACCTATTCAGGTACGTCTTTCTCTGAGTACGACAACTTAGTTGTCGCTACTTTGAGGTCAAGAGGTATATCTCTTTATAACGCGACCACAGCAGGCCCGAGATATCAAGTAACAGGCTCAACAGATCTTGGTTTGGACACCTCTGGGTCATACTCAGGTCTAACTTCAAACCCGTATGCAACATTCGCGATAACAGGTGAGACATATGAAGGTGATGTTTTCTCAATCGAAACATCATTCCAATCTTCCGATTCCGAATACATAACCAAAGTATTAAGTGTTTCTAACTTTTCTAAGTCGAGGTTGGATATCCCCGTCTTTGTTGAGGAGATATATCAAACAATGTTGAACTGGTCATACAATAACGGTTATATCCGTGGTATTGTTCCAGACTTCGTATCACTTCCTGAAGCACGAGGTGGAAATATTTCTTCAATCGCAAATAACTTATTTGAATATCAAAGTCCAACAACACCGTATGTGGTTTCGGAACTTAGAGGTAATAAAGTTTACAATCTATTCAAGTTTGTTTCTATTTCTGACGGAGACGCAGCAAATACACAGGTAAAAATTTCTATCATGAACATGTCGTTCAACAACTCGACATTTGATATCGTGGTTAGATCTTTCTTCGATACTGATGCTAATCCTGTGGTTCTTGAAAAATTCACGAACTGTACTATGGATCCAGCATCTAACTCATTTGTTGCTAAAAAGATTGGATCGTCTGATGGTGAGTATCCTTTGAATTCGGCATACATTATGGTTGAGCTCTCAGAAGAATATCCTATTGATGCACTTCCTTGTGGATTCGAAGGATATAATATGAGAGATTATTCAGGAAATAATCAATCACCTATACCGATTTATAAAACAGCTTACTATTTCCCTGGTCAAGTAATTTACAATCCTCCTTTTGGTACGACAAATGGTGGTTCAAATGTTGTTACAAGTTCGGGTGATAATGTTAGAAGAACATTTTTAGGTTTCTCAAATACATTAGGTATTGATGAATCGCTTTTACAGTTTAAAGGGTATCAAAATATTTCTGATCATTGTGATACAAATGTTGAGACACCTTTCAATTATAGAACAAAAGGTTTCCACATGGACTCAGGCGCAACTGTTGTGGAAATTGCAAATACGTTTATGACAAGTGGTCAATCAGCTTTCGAAGTTGGTGTTGCAAGTTTCAACTCTGAACCTACCTCTCCTACAAACCCTTACTATAGAATCTTTGCTAGAAAATTCACAATATGTTTTGCTGGTGGATTTGATGGATGGGATATCTACAGAGAATCAAGAACCAATACAGATGAATATATCTTAGGTGCTTCAGGTTACCTCAAAGGTGCTTGTCCAACCTCAAGATATCCTACAGCTACTGGTTGGGGTGCTTTCAGAGACTATGCTTATGGTGACTCGGTATCAAATTGGGGAAACAGTGATTTCTACGCTTACCAACTTGGTATTGCGACTTTTGCTAATCCTGAGGCTACAAACATTAATGTTTTTGTTTCTCCAGGTATCGATTATGTGAATAACAGCGGTCTAGTTGAATATGCTGTAGACATGGTTGAGGACGACAGAGCAGATTCTATCTATATCTGTACTACTCCTGACTACGATATGTTCCTTCCAACAACATACGATAACATTGGTTTAATTTACCCAACTGAGGCGGTTAACAATTTGGAAGAAACAGGTATAGATTCTAATTACACTGCTACCTACTATCCTTGGATCTTAACAAGAGACACAGTAAATAACACACAACTTTACATCCCTGCAACGGGTGAGGTTTGTAGAAACTTAGCTTTGACTGACAACATTGCTTTCCCTTGGTACGCATCTGCGGGTTACACAAGAGGTTTGGTAAATTCAATTAAGGCTCGGATCAAGTTAACTCAAGAGGATAGAGACACTCTTTATCAAGGAAGAATTAACCCAATCGCGACTTTTTCAGATGTAGGTACTGTAATTTTTGGTAACAAAACACTTCAAATTGCTGACTCTGCTCTTGACAGATTGAACGTTAGAAGACTGTTACTACAAGCTCGTAAGTTGATTTCCGCTGTAGCAGTTAGATTGTTGTTCGAGCAAAACGATGAAATTGTAAGACAACAATTCTTGGATAGTGTTAACCCTATTATGGACTCAATCAGAAGAGACAGAGGTGTGTACGACTTCCGTGTGACCGTTTCTTCTTCACCTGAGGATCTTGATAGAAATACATTATCGGGTAAGATTTTTCTCAAACCAACTAAAGCTCTTGAATTTATTGATATTGAGTTTTTGATTACACCGGCAGGTGCTACATTCGAAAATATCTAATAAAATATAATGGGGGGATCAATGTCCCCCCTTTTAGCCAAGATGAAAAATGAATTTAGGGAAGGTTTTACAGAAAAGGGAAGTCCCGATATGAAATATTATGCTTTTGATTGGGACGATAACATAGTTCACATGCCAACAGAAATTATCCTGAAAACAAAAGATGGAGATGAGGTGGGTATGTCAACAGCTGATTTTGCTGAGTATAGAGATAGGATAGGAAAAAAAAATTTAGATTACAAAGGTGATATTATTGTGGGACTTGCTGAAAACCCTTTCAGAAATTTCAGAACAAGTGGAGACAAACAATTCCTTATCGACGCAATGAAAGCTAAAGTAGGTCCAGCATTTGACGACTTCAAAGAGGCAATCAATAATGGGTCAATTTTTTCTATTATCACAGCAAGAGGTCACAACCCAAACACTATAAAACAAGGAGTATACAATTATATCATCAATGATTTCAACGGTATCAGTAAAAAGGAACTACTTAAGAATCTGAGAAAATACCGTTCTTTTGTGGGTGAAGGAGAAATGACGGATGATGAATTAATAAAAACCTATTTGGAGTTAAACAAATATCATCCAGTCTCATTTGGTAATGAGGATTCTGCAAAAAACCCCGAAAAGGCAAAAGTGGAAGCAATGGAAGGGTTTGTAAATTACATCAAAGCCATGGCTGCTTTATTAAACAAGAGAGCATTTCTTAAAAAAGATATTGCTAATAAATTCACACCTACTATTGGATTTTCTGATGACGACTTAAAAAATGTGGAAGTTATGAGAAAAAGGTTTGAAAAAGATTCAGATAATGTTGTTAAAACTTATTACACTGGAACTGGAAAAAAATCTAAGATGGAATAATGAATATTTTTTTTTGAGGATTAAGTAAATAGAAAAAAATTTTTAGGGATATATTTATACTTATAAAGACAAAAACAAAAATTAATATATTATGGCTGATTTACTAATGAAAATGCCGATACCTTACGAACCGAAACGTCAGAATCGATTTATTCTGAGATTTCCTTCGACATTAGGTATAAATGAGTGGTTTGTAGAATCTGCTGCAAGACCTCACATTTCAATTGCTTCTACAGAGATTCAATTTTTAAATACATCAACATATGTTGCTGGTAGATTCAACTGGCAACCAATCAATGTAACATTCCGAGATCCTATTGGACCATCTGCAGCACAAGCTCTTATGGAGTGGGTTCGTTTACACGCAGAATCTGTTACAGGTCGTATGGGTTACGCCGCGGGTTACAAAAAAGACATTGACCTTGAAATGTTGGATCCAACAGGAGTAGTGGTTGAGAAATGGATACTCTATGGTACGTTCTTGACAGATGTTAACTTCAACGCACTAAATTATAGCCAAGATGCGTTGGCAAACATAACTACAACCTTGAGAATGGACAGATGTGTTCTTGTATATTAATTCTTTAAAAAAAGTAAAGTCAGTTTATATTTAACCGTGGAGACAAAACTCCACGGTTTTTTTTATGGATAACCAAACACTACAATACGCAACACAAAACCTAAGTTTTCCACATGATGTGGTTCCACTACCATCGGGTGGTGTATTTTATAAGAACAAAAAATCATCTGTAAAAGTTGGATATCTTACAGCCAATGATGAGAACATCATTATGGGTGGGAGTAACAATCTTACTCTTGATCTTATAAGAGCTAAATTATTTGAACATGACATAAAACCTGAAGATCTTATGGAAACTGATATTGAAGCAATTCTCATTTTTTTGAGGAACACTTCATTTGGTCCTGAGATTATAATGACGGTTAATGATCCGAAAACAAATAAAACTTTTGAGACGACACTATCTCTTGCAGAACTTAGTATCAAAAAGGGTATTGAACCGAACGAGGAAGGTCTATTCGAAACAAAACTCCCTGTTTCAGGTAGTATTGTTAAAATTAAACCGCTCACACTTGGACAACTCAATGAGATTACCACAATGGTTGACCAATATCCTAAGGGTAGGACGGCTCCAAGAATTACATGGAAACTCGAAAGACAAATTGTTGAGTTAGATGGATCGAGAGACAGAGGTCAAATCTCCACATTTGTAAGTAAAATGTTGATTGGTGATTCAAAACACATAAGAAAATTCTTGGAGGACAACGAGCCAAGACTTGATATGCAACGTGTTGTAACAACCCCATCAGGAGATAAGCTGACCGTATTCGTTGGCTTTGGGGTGGACTTTTTTCGTCCTTTCTTCTGATTATAGAAAGTCTCAAATCGATGAATTCTACTATTTGAATACACTTTTGAAGATAACTTGGCAGGACTTCTTAGTGATGCCAATATTCGTAAGAAAATATCTTTTGGAAAAGTGGGTTGAAGATAATAAAAAAGAGGGAACTTAAAATTGTTCCCTCTTCTATTTATAAGAAAAGCTAATAATGGCACAGGATGATAAAATAGGATCGGCAAAGGAAGAATTTGAAAAATTCGGATCAATACCAAGCCAAATTGCGGATGCAGTACAGGCTTTGAATCTATATGCCTCAGATGTAAACCGAACTTTCGGTCAAATGAGACAACGAATTAGTGATGCCGTTCGTGAAATATCTCTCGCAACACCTGAGTTAAATAAACTCGACGCTACAGCTAAAGACGCAACTGAGACAATAATTGCTGCGTCATCAGCCACTAAAAGAAATGTTGTTGCATCGAGTGAAGCAATCACAGAATTATTTGCGACTTCGAAAGTGTTAGGAAAAGACATAGAATCTATTGTTAGTACTATGACTGACGTTGGTATTCAGTTTGGAAATGTAGAGGAAAACATGATTGGTGCTGTAAATTATGTACAGTCTATAGGAATGAACACCCAACAAATAATGGGAGACGTTGTAATCAATGCCGATCTTTTGAATAGGTTCAACTTTGAAGGTGGGGTAATGGGTCTGACCAAAATGGCCGCTCAGTCAGCAATGTTGAGGGCTAATATGAGAGATGCCGAGAACTTTGCAGATAAGGTCTTTGATCCCGAAGGAGCTATCGAAACTGCAGCGGCTTTTCAAAGATTAGGAGTGACTACTGGATTGCTAGGAGATCCATTTGCTTTGATGAACGCATCAATCAATGATCCTGCTGGACTACAAATGTCTTTAGCTGAAGTTGCAAAAAAATTCACAGCGTTTGATGAAAAAACGGGATCTTTCAAGATTGACCCAGGTGGTATCAGACAGATGAAAGAACTTGCCAAGGCGGCGGGAATGTCTTATGAAAACTTTAGTAAAATGGGACTAGCTGCGGCAAACTCAGAAAGAGTATTATCACAACTCAAATTTACCGGTAATATGTCTGAAGAAGATAAGATGTACATAGCGAGTATTGCAGAAATGAAGGGAGGGGAATACCAAATTAAGGTCAGAGACGAAAAAGGAGAAGAAGTATTCAAGAATATTAAAGATTTGAATGAAGAACAACTAAAGCAAGCCATAGAACAAAATAAGAAAGAGCCTAAAACCATGGAGGAAATTGCAAGGGCTCAAATGGATACAGGAAGAGTCATGGCGGGTGATATTGCATCGATAAGAAACAGAATAGTATATGGAGTTGCAGGTGCTGATGGTTTGAGACAACTACCTGAATTGACTAGAAAATTAGGTGAGAGTGTCACAGATGCATTTCAAAAAGTTGCACCTGGTACCGAGGATATACAAAAACTTACAGGTAATGCTATAAGTGAACTTGGAAAGACAATGGTAGATGTAATCCAAGGAAACAAATCTTTCCAAGATGTTGGTAAAGAACTTATGGATAAACTGAAAGGATCAGGGGTGGATATTTCTAAGTTTGCCGATAAGATGGGAACCATACCTGAAAAACTGATGGATTCTCTTTATGAAAGGTTTAAAGATGACAGGACAGAGGTTGGTAAGATGATAAGTGGTTATTTGAAACCTGGGTCATCTCGCAGAGGTGAATTCCAAAAAGGAATGTCTTCAACGATGGATCTTGGAAAGATAAGTAAGAACGTGAATGTGACAGAAACCAAAAACGTAAATCACGACGGAAAAATTACATTTGAATTCAAGTCTGATGGTAGTATGAACCGAGAAGTTGTACGTTCAATCGAAAAGTGGATTGAATCACAAGAAGGATCTAAAAAACTTTATACTTTATTATCAGGAATGAAAGATGCAACAGGACGTTCGATATTGGAAAAAGTTGACAAATAAAAAATCCTGTTTTCCCTATTTATTATAAAATTAACTAAATGCCGAGTCCATTAGATTACGGTAGTACCGAAGCTTTCAGAAAACGTCTTCTCACAAGAAATCTGAGACCTTACAAGTTGGCACCATACGTCGACCCGAGTCAAATTGCGTATTCTACAATACTTACGGACCAATCTGTAGTTGATGCTAGCCCCGACCCAAGCGGATATGGACTTTTTGTTTTTAACGACAGAATGGCTAGATTCAATGTTTATTCACCTGATACACCATTTGAATACTCGACCCAAACTGTAATAAAAGAATCCGAGTTTGAACCATATCCAAATTTCAATTCATCTTTCTACTCACCTGTAGATATCTTATTTGATAGAGATCCATTAGGATCTAATGGTCTTTTAAGTTCTGACTCATTTATTGCTAAGATTGGTGCGACACAACTAAAAAAATTATTCGAAGAAAGAATCGCTCTTGAGATTTATCAAAGAACAGTAGGAAGAGCAAATATTGCCGGAGCAGCAAGTGGAAGTAACCTATTTGGTGTATTAACTAATAGAATACCTTTGATAGAGCCAAACTATCAAATTACAAGACCAGCAAACCCACTGATTGCCGCAGCAGATCTGGCGGTTAGACTATCAGGTAGTTACATACCATTCTCACCAATACCAGGATCATATTTCGATACAGAGATTAGACTTGGTCAACCAACTACAATTGAACAAATTGAGAGAGCTTTTTCATTTATTCCTGAGTCGGGAATTGGGAGATTCTTTGCACGGCTATTAGGTGCACCACAATCGGGATCCGAAAAATTCCTACTCAATACAGGACCAGGACAAAAAAGTGTTCTATTCAGGAACATAGATATGAACAGGTTCAAGCCTGATTACGACAGAAACTTTTTCGATAGGCTAGCTGGGGCTATTGTAAGAGGTACTGCAAATAGTTCTAATTATTATGTTGGATCAAGAACATCTGAGCCGAGCATGGTATTTTCACCTTTGGGTGATATACCAACAGACCATTTTGGAAGAGCGGTACAATCACCTGTTTACGGTCCATCAGAGCTAGCAGAACTTTATGAAGGTGTAGAACAATCACCAGGTTTGGGTGCCGCTGGAGTACCTTACGTTGATGGTGGAGGTATTGAAGGAGGTATGACATGGGTTTCACCAAAGTATCGTAAGAACGCTGGAAAATATGTTGGACCAGGTGGAAAAGAGATGGGAGAGGACCCTGATTACGACCCATCAACTTATGATGACTCGAACTCTACGAGATTTAAATTTAGAACAGGTTCTATATTAGATGAAACACAACGAATTGTAGAAAGCCAACCACCCGGCAAAAAGAAATTTGAGCATGTTGGTAATGCGATAGACCAGGTAAGTAAGGTATTCAACGATGGATATAAAGAAATGACTAAAGGATCTAAAGTAATTTCTTATGTTGGTGAAATAGGTAATGAGGTTGGTGCTGAGTATTGTAGAGTATTTGCTAAAGACACTCCATTTTTACAATACAATGACCTACAAAAAACCGACGGTATAACAACCGAGGGAAGAAGATTTTCATACTCAATTTTCGATAAGACATACAACCTAAACATTGTTCCAAACAGGAGAAATGGAGGACAAGACTCAAGTAATTTGATTGGTGGTGCAAACGGAGCATACGCTAAAAAGTATATGTTTTCAATTGAAAACTTGGCTTGGAGAACATCTAAAATGTTTGAGGATTTAGCCGATTGTGAAAAAGGACCAAACGGGGGTAGAGTAATGTGGTTTCCACCGTATGGACTTTCCGTGAACGAAAACGTGAGTACCGGATGGAATACTTCAGAGTTTCTTGGTAGGCCAGAACCAATATACACTTATAAGTCCACATCAAGATCAGGCACGTTGAATTGGAAAATAGTTGTTGACCATCCATCAATTTTGAATGTGATTGTCAATAAGGTTTTAAAAGATCAGACCAAAAAAAATATCATAGATGGTCTCATTAATTCATTTTTAGCGGGTTGTACAAAGTATGACATTTATGAGTTAGCTAAAAAATATGCAACAATAAACAGATCCGATTTGTTTGAGATACAAAGAATGTTGACTAATCCATCTGTAACAAAAGAAGAAATAATTGAAGCAAATGCCCAACTTAATGTTGGTATACCTGGAGCAACTAATAAAGTAGGTACACAATCTGAAACAAAAGATCCGACACCGAATACGTTAGATCAGTATAAAAATTCATCAGTATATTTTGATAACGATATTCCTAAAAAAGGACAAGTCGGTAGTTACGGAGGGTATTATACGGTCTATACCTCACCTGCAAACCAAGCCACATATACCAAAAACGCAACAGGACCTAATGGTCAGAAAGATCCGAATGCCAAACAACAAGTCGAAAACATGTTTAGGGATGGTGTAATTGCTAGTTTCAATGTGATTAATAATACATCAAACTTTTATAATGAACTCAAAAAGATTTTGGAAGACGGATATACTGTTCGCATTGTTATCAAGGGAGGTGCTTCCGCCCCAAATACAGTTAACTATAACAAAGAATTAAGTGAAAGAAGGGTTAAATCTTTGATTGAATATTATAAAGAGACAGACTTAAACAAATTCATTACGAGTACCCCCCAAACACTAATTTTCAAGGAAGAATCTGTTGGTGAACAAGGGGTTGTCGAGGTCAACAGTAAGGGAGTCCCTGTTGCTGGTGTGACATCCGTGAAAACTTTAAAAACGGAGCAGATTAATTGTACTGATGGTGATGGAAAAAATAACAACGGTGTTGTTAACAAAGACATTTACACAAGAAATGCGATGGCTTGTAGAAGAGCAACAATTACAGATATTACTGTTGTACCAAAAACATCTTTACCACAAAATAATCAGACAACAACACAGACAATAAGTCCAGCCGTACCTGACGGACAAGCACCTCAAGTTGTGACAGGTCCAACCCAAACAAACGTACAAGGACCAACAGAAACAATAACTGAAGTCCAAAGAGATAATATTACAAAAAGAGTGTTGAGAAAGTTTTTAACGGAGTGTGATTATTTTGAGGTTATCAAAGAGGAAACGCCATTGGTGTTTGACAACTTGAAAGACAAGTTACAATTCTTCGATCCAACTTTCCACTCTATGACACCTGAAGGACTGAATACAAGACTTACATTTTTACAACAATGTATGAGACCCGGCGAGTCGATTCCAACAATCAAAGAAGTTAATGGACAAACGACAGTACAATATGATCAGGCAGTTAATACAGCTTTTGGTGCACCACCAATATTAATTTTGAGAGTTGGTGACTTTTATAATATTAAGATAGCCCCAACAAGTTTAGGTATTACATATGAACCTTTATTATTGGATATAAATCCTGAAGGTATAGGTGTTCAACCCATGATTGCTAGTATCCAACTTGGCTTCAATTTTATTGGTGGAGCCGGTCTTAAAGAACCAATTGACAAACTACAGAATGCGTTGTCGTTCAATTACTATGCGAACACGGAGATTTATGACGAAAGAGCAGACGCGACTGACATTGAAAGTGCACAAGCTTTAGATGCGGAATTTATTAAGAATATACAAGCAAATGAGACACTCAACAATTTGAATGCACTAAATGACCCAAATGCATATAATGGAAAAGGGAATAGCGAAACAATCGGTGTAATCACAAGAAGATCAATTACTGACTCACAATTAGACCAAGGTGACATCAACTATAATGATATAATGAACTCTCTATTAAATTCTTCACAAACGTTCTTTACAAACACAATCAACCAATCCAAAACAATTGTCAATCAATATGGTGGTGTTATGTTACAACAGTGGGGATATGAGAGGTATTACATGGAAGGGCTGATAAACTCAAACGGTGTTACAACTAACAACTTGGTAGGTAAGTCCCAAAACATCGAAAAAAGAATTAATAAGTTCTTTACTGATTATGAAACGAGTATCAACAATGGAAGTAATCAATTTATAGAATATTTGGAAAGTAAAAACTTTGCATTCTCACCTAAAATCATAAGAGTAATAAAGAAAAACTTTTCAACTTTTGTGAACGAAAAACGTTCGAGTTACTATAATGCGATTACACAAACAATACAAGAATCAACACAACAACAATTGAATCTTACTGCAATATTGAATAGACTGAATGTTTTATTCCAAGATAGTGGGTCTTTATTAACCGATGGATATGCTTTACAGAACGGCACAATTAAAATTTACCAATGTGCACCAGTTAGTCCATCAACATATAATGATATGAAGAGTGACATCACAAAAGTTGCGGTGGCTTTAAAAGATTTTAACGAAAAACTTTCTACTATTAATACATACAATACATCGAGTGGACAAATCCAAGGGACTGTGATGAGAAATGGTCTTAAGAATCAAGGGGGGCTCGAAACAAACGTTTTTATACCTTTAACAAATCCAAACAATCCCGTTGGGTCAGGATTATTTTGGGAGGCAAACGGTAAGACAAACAAAATTGGTTACATGATTTTGAATAATGTGATCTTGAATGACAAAGAATACC